CCCCGGACTCGGTATGCCCGATATTTCTGCGGAATATAAGACGTTGAGTTACCGCAGAGCGGGTGATTTTCCGACACTTGGCTTGATTTCTCTTGGAGGTTCGGTAACTGGTAGAACGAGAGCGAATAGGTTTCTTATCACGGACGACCTTGTAAAGAACAAGGAAGAAGCTCGATCTCCCGAGCGGTTGGAAAAACTATATAGCGATTACACGGCAACGCTCACCACTCGTATGATTGGTGACTCGGTTAAGCAGTTAATGTTGGGAACTCGGTGGAGTGCATACGATCCGATTGGAAGGATGGAAACGGAGCATGGCGATGATCCGAGATATACGTTTATTTCGATTCCCGTGTGGGATGAAAACGAAGAAAGTAATTTTGAGTATGAGCATCCCGATAGATACACCACGGAGAAGATAAGGGATATTAAGAACACGATTGACAGCGCAGATTTTGAGTGTTTGTTCATGCAGCATGGCGTTGAGAAAGAGGGCTTGGCGTTTGCAACCGATAATTTGAGATATTATAACGGAGTTCTCCCGGACGGTGAGCCTGATAATATTGTGTTCACGAATGACGTCGCATGGGGTGGCGGTGATAGTTTGAGTATGCCGATAGCGTATATTTACGGTGGCGATGTGTATATCCACGATTGGATTTTTGACCGCAGAGATAAGAGCGTAACGAAACCGAGAGTGATAGCGAAGATATTGCAACACAAGGTAAAGATGGGGCAGACCGAGGCGAACAACGGAGGCGAAGAATATTCGGATGATGTACACAGAGTATTGAAAGAGGAGCATGGATATAGCATAAACATGAGCCACCGAAAAGCGCCCACGAACATGGCGAAGTTGACGAGAATAGAGCAACACGCCCCCACGATCCGAAATTTTTATTTCCGGGATAGTAAAAGCCGTGATGATGATTACCGAAAGGCTATGGCCGAGTTGACGTCGTTTAGTTTCACTGCGAAAAACCTCCACGATGATGCTCCCGATAGTTTGGCGATGTTGGCAGGGTATATTTCCGAGCGGCCGAAGGTAGTAACGGTAGCGAAACGACCGTTTTAATCAAGGTTTTGTGTCAAGAAATATGCTCACCCCCCATATATGGGGGTTGGTATATTGACTATTCTAAATTATTCCAATATAATGAAAATAGATAGGTAGGTGATTTTCAGGTGAGCTATGGTCGTCTAAAAATCTACTCCGATGCAAGAGAAATCACGGCGCAGAATGTAGTTGATGAAGTGAACAAGGCGTATGCGGTTCACTCTCGAAATCGAGCCGACATTAAAACGCTGTGGGAATACTATCGGGGCAAGACAAAAATCCTAACAAAAGCGAAAGAAGTTAGGGAAGAAATCAACCACAAGATCAACGAAAACAGAGCTTACGAGGTTGTTAAGTTCCACAAGGGATATGTGTTTGGAGAACCGATCCAGTATGTACGGCGTGAGAGAACGGCATCGAGCCTTGCGGATGATGTGATTGCTGCCGATATTAACGCTTTGAACGGATATATGGCAGATGCCAACAAGGGGGCTTGCGATAACTCCCTTTCGGAATGGATGTATGTTGCTGGTACGGGATATAGATTGACACTGCCGAACAAGAAATGGACGGTTGATGGCGATGAATCTCCGTTGAGCATTTATTCGCTCGATCCCATGAAAACATTCGTTGTTCGCAGTACGGATATTGACGAACACGTATTGATGGCTGTTTGCTGTGTAGAGCGTGAGAATAACGAAAAGGTGTTCAGCGTTTACACGGATAAGTGGTATTTTGAGTTCGTTGAATATGGTGCGGTGATAACGAAACCGAACCCTCTCGGCATGATCCCGATTGTGGAATACCCGGCAGAGAACGCACGATTGGGTGTGTTCGAGGTAGCGATGCCGATGCTCGATGCACTCGATGAATTGCAGAGTAACCGCATGGACGATATTGTGCAGTTCGTAAATAGTTTTTTGGGTATTTTCGGTGGCGAACTTGACGAGGACACCTACAAGAAATTGAACGATTGGAAAACGCTGTGTTTGCCCGAGGGTACGGATGCAAAGTATTTGTCCGCTACGTTGAGTCAATCGGATGTGCAGACGTTGAAGAACGATATTTACAGTGCGATTTTGACTATCTGCGGAGTACCGAACCGAAACGGTGGCTCGTCTACGAGCGATACGGGTAGCGCGGTAATTCTCCGCGATGGATGGGAGTCGGCAGAAGCGAGAGCGAAAGCGACCGAGGAAATTTTCAAGAGTTCGGAAAAGGAATTTTTGAAGATTGTTCTCCGCATCCTCCGTGATACCGTTGGAACGAAATTGCGGTTGTCGGATATTACTCCGCACTTCACTCGTAGAAATTACGATAATATCGCAAGTAAGTCGCAAGTGCTGATTGCCATGCTGAATAACCCCAAAATTCATCCCGAAGTAGCATACGCATCGTGTGGGATGTTCCCCGATCCTGAAAGTGCATACTTGCAGGGTATGGCTTACTACGAGGAACAGATGAAGAAATGGGAGCCTGTCGCAGTAGACGAAACCGAGGACGAGGACGAGGACGAGGACGATGTACAGGTATCTTGATAAACTTCTTGAAATTGAAAAGAAGAAAATCAGAACTGAATTTAACTACACCGACGTCCAAGGCTCGCTCCTGTGGCGTTTATTCCGCTTGTGGTGTACGGCTTGATTGCCGTGTATCACGTTATTATCTTAACCTCATTGATGTAAAGGAGATGAAATCAGATGGCCTACATCAAAATCAATACGAAATATCCTGTGTATGATGGCGCTCCCATCACCTTCCGCGCTCCCTGCGATTGTACGGCAGCCGAAGGTCTTTCGGTGAACTCACAAAATTTTGTGTTCAAGGATGCACATAATGTCAACTTGAAGAACACGGGAAACCTGTTCCTCAAAGATGCTTTTGTGCGTGTGATCCTTGATGTTACGAATAGCGTGGCATACCTCCAAAATGCCGACACGAACTCGTACCTTGAAAGCAAGCCAACGGGTAGTACAACCCCAGTAGTAGTCGATGCGACGTTATCCGAAACATCCACGAACCCCGTACAGAATAAGGTTGTCACACAGAAGCTACGAGTGCTGACCGAGAGTGTTGAGGGAATCCAAGCCAATATGCCTACCGATGCTGAACGACTCCCTGCCGCAACGACGGGAGATAATGGCAAGGTGCTGATCGTGAAAAACGGGCGTTGGTCGGTTGAGGAAGTTCCTGCGAACGGTATGGCGATTGTTGAGGTAGATGTTCTCCCCCAACAGCAGATTACTTTTTCGAGTGCTGGTGTTGATGGTTTGTATACGTCTACTTGGAGTGTCCCGGACACACCTACTTTCGTGGTTGGAAAACCATACACTGTTGTGATTGACGGGGCTGAACATTACAGCTACGCCGAGTATAATGACGAGGCTGGCGGTGGTGTGATTGGCAACCCTGCGTTGGGTTTCAACGGTGAGGATAACGGTGACTGGTACTCCGTTGGTGTAAGCGGTGAAAACCTTGTCATTTATATTCAAGATGACTCTGCCACCCACACCATGCGTATCTATCGTTTGATGGATGCGAAGGAATACATTGACGATTGTATCAGAAATGCACTCGCCACAGCGAAGGAGGCATAACACATGGTACTTGATATTATTCTCGGTGTTATATCCTTGATTGCTATGTTCATATCGTACTATTTTTACATCAAGTGTATGCTCAATGACGCTGCGTGTGATGCGATTGACAACGCCGAAGCCACGGGGGGCAAAGGTGCAGAAAAATTTTGTTTTGCTTGCGAACTGTTAAAATCGTTAATTCCTATGGCGATGAAACCTTTTATCAGCGATAAGATGATTGAAATGATTGTACAGAGTACATTCGACTCCATTGAGTCTTACGCAAAGAAACAGACCAAGAAAAAGGAGTGAATACTATGGACACAATTATTGCTGCTATCGCATCGGCTTTTATAACGGGGGTTCTTGCCCTCGTGGGAGTTTTGGTATCGAACAACGCTGCAAACAGAAAAATGCAGAGTGCGTCTGAAACGGCACAGGCGGTTACGAATACGAAGATTGAGGCGCTAACCCGCGAGGTTAGAGAACATAACAATTTCGCTCGGCGTGTTCCTGTTATCGAGGAGCAGATGAAGCGAACGAATCGTAGGTTGAGCAATTTGGAAAGATACCACATGGAAAAACCCGAATAAAAAGAGAGGTGTACTTATGATTTATCATAGGTACACTTCTTTCAATATGACATCAAGGGAGTGCAAACTATGACTATCAAAGTGTATTCTAAAGCAAAAGACGGAAACAAAAAGTTATCTACTAATTTTCGTGTTAAGGAGTTCGCTTGCAAGGATGGTACCGATCCCATTTTCATAGACTCCGATCTTGTTGCCGTTCTCCAAAAAATACGAACTCATTTCGGTCGAGCGGTTACTATTACATCGGCATATCGTACACCACCGCACAATCAAGCCGTGGGGGGTACAACCTATTCGCAGCATCAATACGGAACGGCGGCCGATATTAAGGTGAGCGGTGTATCTCCGAAGGAAGTAGCCGCCTATGCCGAGCGGTTATTACCCAACAAGGGCGGTATTGGCAAATACAACACGTTTACCCATATTGATGTGAGGGGCGCTTGCTCCCGGTGGAAAGGATAAAATAAAAGGCAGAGCCACGCTCTGCCTTATTGTATGATAAGTAGTTTTAGTATTAGGTCAAGAAGTTCGACGTCGGTACATTCTTCGATGGCGCGTTCAATCATTTGGCGCAGAGCGGTGGTGTCAATTTCTTCCATTGTTTTTAATTCCTTTCTTGACAAAAACTAAAACTTATGTTAAAATAGGTTAATTTAATTTCCTTGGCAGTATTATATATCGCCAAGTTCGTAAAATCAATACCCAAGTTTGATACTTTGAATACCCAAGTTTGATACCCTCTGCGGCCCTAAAATAGCACCTTACAATGATAACTTTAATACTGAAAGGACAACATATGTGGCTTGATAATCTAAAAGAATTAAGAAAAAACTCGGGAATGAGCCTAAAGCAGATTGCGGATGCTACCAAAATACCTGAATCCACCATAAAACGCATCTTCGGTGGAGATACGGACGATCCTTACGTATCAACAATACATCGAATTGTTATTGCGCTTGGCGGCTCTCTCGACCATATTCTTGCCGATACAAATGCGGTGCTTTCCACGGAGAGTCTTGTAGAGGTTAAGGAAAACGCGGAAGTAATTGAAGCGCAGAACGAGCTTATCCATGTAAACAACAAAATGTTAGAGGCAAAAGTGTCGGCGTTAGAAATAGAAATCGAATTGCTCAAAAAAGAACTCCAACACAAAGAAGAACTCCTCGCGGTTCATAACTACTATATTAAGCGTGGAATAACCGAATAATAAAAAGCCCCGAAATCCTTATGTTTCGGGGCTTTCAAGCATCGTTGCGTTTAATTCCATCATCGGTGTACGGGTGAGCTCAACCACCTGGAAATGGTGTCCGCCATCATCCATCAGCTGACCCGCAATATCCGCGAGGATAAGATCATGGACACTCCCTTTGCCCCCTATTTCGTCGACCATACCACGGGCGTCTATCCCGTCGCCGCGTCGGGCGTGCCCAACGACATGAAGTACGTGGGAGTCAAGGGTGATCCCATCGCCGACCTCAACGAGGACTTGGCAGCAGAGCAAAAGGCGCGCGTGACCTACGACAACATTCTGCGCCTGACGGATGACCCTGACGTGCGCGATCCCATCAAATTCCTGCGTGAGCGCGAGATCGTCCATTATCAGCGCTTTGGAGATTGCTTGCGCAAGGTCCAGGAGCGGGCCGATCACAAGAACATCTACGGCTACAACCCCGCGTTTGATAAGCGCAGAAAATAAGTGGCACAAGAGAAGGGGAAACCGCGAGGTTTCTCCCTCCCTTTTTCTGTCTGCCATTGACAAGTGGGGAGATGTGATGTATAATAGCCGTAGTGATCATCTTTAACATACGGAGGAATATAATATGAGCAATCCCATCAAGATCGGTCTTGTCGGCCTTGGCCGCGCCGGCTATTCCATGCACACCTATGAATTGTCCTCGCGCAAGGATAAGTTTACCTTCGTCGCCTGCTGTGACGTCATTCCCGAGCGCGTCACCGACTTTGTGGAAAAGTTCGGTGTCAAGGGCTACGCTACCATTGAGGAGCTGATCGCTGACCCCGAGGTCGAGCTGGTCGACATCGCTACCCGCTCCATCGATCATATGAAGCATGCCAAGATGGCACTGCTCGCGGGCAAGGACGTATTCCTTGAAAAGCCGTTTGCTATGAATACGGCGGAAGCCAAGGAGCTGATCAAGCTGGGCAGCCAGCCCGTAGGCCCGCACCTCTACATCCGCCACAACCGTCGCTTTGAATACGGCTTTGAGATGGTCACGGACATCATCAATTCGGGCATCCTCGGCGAGGTCTATCAG